ATACTACCATTGAGAGCAGCTGTCAACCAAACGGAAAGACCCTGACTAGACTAGGGTCTTTCACAGCGATCTCGTGGCCACCCAGAACAACAGAGCAGCGGCCGCGAACACAGCTAGAAAGATCCCACATTGCTCGAGTGTGGTAGTACGTGCCCAGATTGAGCTCTTATCGTCCATGACGGCTCCTTGATGGTGTATGCTGCTAGAGTGGCGCGACCGGGAGGGATCGAACCTCCGACCCACAGCTTAGAAGGCTGTTGCTCTATCCACTGAGCTACGGTCGCATGCTGCTGCTACACTGTAGTGGTGGGCCCCCCCGGAGTCGAACCGGGCACCAACGGATTATGAGTCCGCTGCTCTAACCAACATGAGCTAGAGGCCCTGAACTGTTAGATCAAGCCCTGGCGCCTGGCATCGCGGAGATCCTCACTGACCTCTTCTGCGACCCGCTGCTCCATGTCATGCTGCTTGATCATCTTATACAAGGGATCCAATCTCTCTACGAATATGTCAGGACACTGTTCACTGACACGAGCTAGATCCCAGCCTGAAGGATAGTGACGCAGCACTGATCTGGCGCGATCTCTGATCCGTTGTGGAATCCTAGGAGTTGCTTTGGTGTTACAGAGGTCTGCGAGCAGCTGTGCTGCCTGTACCACTGCGCGATAACGTTCATCTGGTAGTGTCATTGTTTCTCTCGATCTGGCTAATGATCTTTTCTTCTGCATGTACTTATTATACAGTGATCACAGCTCAGTGTCAACCTGAAATTCAGTATCCTGCAGCGGGGCCTATAGCCAAAATGTCAGGACCACACTCCATATTAGACCTATAATCAATCCCAGAGCAAAGCTGGTCACACAGAGATATAACACTGTGATCACATAGTAGACAGGATCTAGAATCACAGTAAGGACGTAATCAGGAACATGCATACAGTATATAGCTGCGACACAGTGTGTGTGCATGAATCTCACGCAGCGGGGCCACCGTAGAGATCAGTCAAGAGCGGTTCTGGACGGTGAGAAATGGTGTCGAATGGTGGGAAATCGGGTGATCTCACAGTGAACGCACAGTAGATCTATTTTGGCCTCATGGTGGGTTGACAGGCTATGCTCAAATGGTCACACAATTCTGCACTTTTCCACACAAATCCACACGAAAATACACTTTTCTAGAATTTGGTTTAACTATAAACACACGCAGCGGGGCCTATACACAGGCCTGTGTCAACTTGGGGGTCAGTAAATCACACAAAACCACACTTACTGACTGTGTCTGCCTAGCTTTTCCCAGGGTTTTCTTCACAAATAGTACCTGTGTCACACAAGTGTTCTATGGTGTCTTCTTCAATGACCCACGTGGCAGTCACTGTGTCACCCGACCTCAGTCTACACAGTTCCACTTCCCAATTGTCTCTCAGCGCACAGCGTTCTAGCCTTTGATCAAAGCCCAAGAGCCTGTTACGGGCTCGCTGGGCTATCCTTGCGCCAGCAAGGCTCTTGTAGTAACGCTCACGCTCTCCAGTATCTCTGTGCGTTAGATAATAAACGGTCTTAGGCATACAGCTAGAGCCACTAGGGCTAGTGTGGGTTTGGCTAATTGGTATAGTGTCCACACAGTCACTACTATACTGAATTTTACGCCTTCTATCGCAGTTCTCATACTAATACTTATATAATCCTCTTGCGGCCCGCATGCCAGTCCATAAATATCTCAGTATGCTATACACTTTCGAGCTCACTGAACAGCAGTTACTCTCAGTCACTGACTATCTAGACACTTTACTCAGTGAGCTCAGTCACCAGTATATACTAGGCGTCGAGCACCGTGTCACGGACGATCTAATCTGGGTTACCATAGACTGCACAGCAGCCACAGCTTTGTGGATTGGATTGGCTATTTTATGAACTATCTACTCTGCTATCGTTATGCGCCATGGACTGAAGATTCGGATGTTGAATCAGTATGGGAGTTTGTGCAACGTCACGGAGGCCATATAGAACAGCTGCGGGACACTGTGGACTTCTATATACCCGATCAGTACCAGAGTTTTTTGCTCATGCGCTTTCCCGGACTGCGAGCCATTCCAGCTTTGGACTATGTGATCTAGCCCTGGGACTATATACTGGATGTATCAAGGCCCTCCACCAGAGTTTCGACTCCTTGACGTTGTCATAGTTCTCATAGTCCTTGTGCTATTCACTGTGATTTTCTTTGTGTTTTAAATCGCTACCGCTGCTGCTTCGCAGCTAGAAAAATTGCGCTTCGCGAGAAAAAATTCGCGCCCCTCCGGGTTCCTTTGACTCTGCCAGAAACCCCTTGGGCTCTGACTGTGTCCTAGTAAATACCAGATGACAGTTGCTCTAGAACAAAATTACGTCAGTGTCGTAGATCATGCTCTCACAGGGGAGTTCTGTGATCAGTTGGTCAAGGCCTTTGAACAGTGCAGTCGTTGGCACCATGAGCGCCCCGGAGACTGGGCCAAACTCATAGAGCTGGATCTCAACAGCAGAGACAGCGTGGCTATGACGCATAATCGTGGACAGCCCTGGGTCAAGGCTCGCGGCACACATGAATATGATTTCACTGAAGACTGCCGGCATCTCTTGGCAGTGACCACAGCACAGGCACAGGCCTATAGAGATCGTTGGGATCCTCTGCGGATGATGCCCCTGATATGGTCTGCGGAGAGTTTCCGTATCAAATGCTATAGACCCAACGGCCGTCACGAGTTCAAGCTACACGCAGATGGTGTGGGCCGGGAACAGTGCAGCCGATTCGTCAGCTTTCTCTACTACCTAAACGATTCAGATGCGGGCACAGAGTTTCCGGAACTGGGTCTCACTGTTGAAGCTCGTCGAGGACGACTCTGCATGTTTCCGCCTACTTGGACCTACCCCCATCGCGGACTCATGCCCGGGGACGGTCGTACCAAATACATACTCAGCACCTATCTACACTATGTTGAATAACTGTTTCACAACGCCCATATGGGTAGAAGATCTCCGTGGCCCTGTGCGATCACAGATAGACACAGAGATAGAACGCAGTCTGGGTTGGGCTCGAGCAGAACCCACACCCTGGGAAGAGCTGGGCTCTACTACCTTTAGTTTTGATGGCTGCAATGATGTCATCAAGTTTCGCATAGACACCCTGGCCCAGACCCTGGCGCGGTCTGTCAGTGAATTTTGTACAGCCGTGGGCTATGGTCTACCCGCACCTCAGCTCTCGGACTCATGGTTGAACTGGTATGGGCAGGGTGATTTCATGTTTGAACACATACACCCTGATAGACTGATCTCGGGCTGCTACTATCATAGGGTACCCGAGGGTTCAGGTCTGCTCAAGTTCAAGAACCCCAACCCTCTGATGCAGTGGAAGGCCTGGCCCGCGGATCGCTGCCGCGATCAGGACTTTAGGGTAGAACCCCTTGAGGGTCGATTGGTCTTGTTCCCCAGCTGGCTGACTCACAGGGTGGGTCCTAATCTGGGCACAGACACTAGGGTCAGCTTGGCCTTTAATTGGAGATAACACCGTGAAGAATCTATTGCTGACACTGTTTCCTTCGCCCGTGATGATCTGGGATCTCGAGGCCACAGAGCTGGCTGTGATCAGTGCTGCCATTGATCAAGCAGAAGCCCAGAGCCAACGTCACTGGGACCTGGGCCGCCACAGTGTAGAAACCAGCTATGACCCCCAGGGTGTCAACGATATCATAGACCTAGGCATACAACCCCTGGCTGATGCCATACATCAGTGCCAGCGGAGATATTTTGAACGTCTAGGCAGCCCGCCCAGAGATCTCAAGATCGTGGAATCGTGGTTCAATTGGTACAGTGTTGGGGGCTACATGGGTGACCATGAACATCCTACCTGCACGGTATCAGGAGTTTATTATCATAGAGCAGAAGAGGATACCGCGGGCACTCTTTGTTTCCGTAACCCTAACCCTGTGATATTAAATAAGCTGTGGCCCGCAGATGTAGAGGGCATGGAGATAGTAGAAATACCCCCGCAACCAGGACGCTTGGTGATGTTTCCTAGTTGGATGACACATTCCGTGAACAGGGTGGAAAACACCAAGACCAGTATCAGTTTTAACATGAGATAAAATAATATGAGTTTAGAAAACCTATTCAGCATGCCCGTATGGGTACATGATTTCCAAGGGCAGCAGCTAGAGGAAATCGACGCAGAGATCGACCAGTGTTGGCCTCGACTGAGTTTTAGATCGGACAATGTCCGGCACCAGCTGCTGACCACATTTGACTTTGATGGAGTCAATGACATAGTAAAAAACGATCTTAGGACCTTTGCGAGACATGTCTGGGACAATGTCTCGGTCTATTTTGATTCCATCAAATGCCCGCCCTGCGATCTAGAAATACAGGAGAGTTGGTTCAATCGCTATCAAAAGGGTTTCTTCATGTATGATCATGAACATCCCACTGGAGTGATCTCAGGAGTCTACTATCATCGAGCAGAACCGGAAGATGGTGGAGACTTTTACTTCCGCAATCCCAATCCTCTGATGATGAATCGACTATGGCCCGGCGATCAGCTTAAAGAATATCAGACCCATAAGATCGAAGCAAAAACTGGCCGTTTGATACTATTCCCAGGATGGCTCACACATTCTGTGATGCCAGTGACTGGAGATCGAGAAAAGATCAGCCTCAGCTTTAATCTAGCACATCCCATGAAAAAGGCCGACCTAGGACCACATTACTTTCCCAGCTAATTGGTAAATATCTTTATGACTAAGATATTATTGGCTCTACTCACAGCATTCACAGTCACAGGCTGTGCCACGGTGCAGTCTTGGATACCATCATTCTGGGACGACAATCAAAGTGCGTATATTATCACAGCTAGGCTGTCGGTGGAACGCATCAACTGTGCAGACCCACAACTGGCCCAGGTTCGAGTGCTGGCAGAAGATCTACGCAGATTCGAACTGTATTCAGAAGCCAAGGGATCTCTACAACGGGACGTCCTGCGGGTGATAGAGCCCATGCAGAGTACAGTCAAAGAATGGACCACACGCGGAGAAGGTAGTAAAACCTACTGCGAACTAAAGAAGAAGCTGTTGACACAACAGGGTGAGCGAGCCAGCAAAGTCATCCTAGGGAGATGGTAATGATAGAACAACTACAATTTTTAAGCAGCTGCGGTAAACCCTGGGCTGAACAACGAGCAGAAATGGCGTTGGCAATAACCGAAGCTCTGAATCGCCAAGAAATATCTGAATCAGAATATCAGGCTTTGATGGCTGATATCATCAATTCAGATAAACTGAATGCAGAAGCAGATGACATGGATATAAAAAACATGCTGGTCTCTTGTATCATGGTTGGAGCCAAGCTAGTATGAGAATCAGTGAAGTCCTAGCAGAAAATATCTTTACCTGCGACTATCATTCAGTGATGGGGGCTGTGGCCAAACTCTATAAAGATCACTATGATGTCAACATTTGGGAATTCGCAGACTTTCATGATGATGCTGCAAAGGTATTGATGAAAAATCATCCCAGTCAAGAAGAATTAGACTATATCGCAGACACTGGAGAACTTCCAGAACGTTTTGTAGATCTAGATTTTCCTATCACCGACGAATTGTTTTCGGGCGGAATGGGCGACACCTTAGATGAAGAGCCTGCTAGCCGAGAGCTGTGTCAAAGTGGAAAACCAGATTCAGCATTAGGTGCTAGTCAATTATCATCTTGTAAGAGTCAAGGATACAGATCCAGAGATGGCGGTAAAAGCCATAAGGTAGGATCAGAACGTGTCAAAGTCCGCGGCAAAAAGATCAAAGGTAAAAAATACGGCGGCCCACTTCCAGACTGGAGTTGACAATGAAACCTCTGGTGGCCGGTGATCTATTAGTCAGCCCTCCAAATCTTCCAGATCCTAGATTTGATAGAACAGTAATATTCCTTACCTATAACAACAGTCGAGGTAGCTTTGGTCTCTGCATGAATCGTAGATCAGAACACACCGTCAATGAAATATTAAAACCTCTGGATATTGTACTAGATCAAGATCAACCTATGTATTGGGGAGGTCCTGTAAATCCTACTACAGTATGGATGTTGCATGACAGTGATTGGAGCATTGACAATACCGTTCCCATAGATGAACATTGGAGTTTAACCAGTAGCACATCTATGTTTGATAAGATAAGTTCAGCAGGATATCCTAACAGATTTAGAATATTTTTTGGACACAGCAGCTGGGGTCCAGGACAGTTGATTCGAGAATTACAGGGCGAAGAACCTTGGCATCATGAACACAGTTGGCTAACTGTGAAAGATCCCGATCCGTTATGGCTGATAGACTGCGATCCCGGAAACCTCTGGACTACTAGTTGCAGTATCTGTAGTCAACAAGCGGTTGAGGGCTGGATGAACTAAATGAAACACCATCAATTGGCCAGTACACGGCCACAGGGATGGTTCTATGTAAATTGGTGGTTGATGAATCATTGCAGCTGGAGCTGTTCCTATTGCAATGATCTCATACGCAACAGCAGTATCAATCTTCCCTACATCAACGACTGCCGAAACTTTCTAGATCAAGCCGATCGATTTGCCAGAGTAAGAGGTCTAAGGCTTCATCTAGAGTTCACTGGCGGCGAAGTCACTGAATGGAATCAATTTCTAGAACTAATAACTTATGCCAATAACGATCTAGATGCTCTTGTAAAATTTAGATCTAACGCCAGTACTGCGATCGCTCAGTGGCAAGAATACATGAAGCATACTGACATCGTGCTTTTAGAAATACATCCCCAACACACACAGCTTTCACATTTCTTTATCTGTGTACAGTCAGCTAGAGACCAAGATGTAGAAGTAAACATCAATGTCAATATGTTACCTGAGAGATGGGAAGAACTAGAATCTACTCTAGAAAGGATACAGAATCGCTGGCCAGAGATTGTGATAAATCGAAAGATGTTGTTTGATGATCCAGTATATAACACACAGCCCAAAGACTATTCTGAATCACAGATACACCTGCTAAAGAATCAGAAACAAGATCTAATCTATACTTCAGGTAAACAACAAGAGTATTCTGATTATCAGACTTTGGTGTTGGAAGGAAGGAATCAGTTTACTGGGTGGAAGTGTAATATTGGGCTGGAACAGATCATCGTAGATGCTTGGGGTCATGTATATAAAGGACATTGTAGGAAGAATGGCTACATGGGGCTGATATCTCAGGAGACCCTACACTGGCCGTCGGAACCAATGATCTGTGATCTGCCTCTGTGCAGAAATGCCTTTGATATCCAGGCAACAAAAAATTCTATTTAAAGTTTTTCTTAGAGTGGAATACCGTGCGATATGCTGCCTGCCACAAGAATTCTAATCGACTTCTTTTACGAGGCTGATGCACTGCCGACATCGTCCAATCATCTCTCTTGAACGGTATTACCTGGATGAATGGTGCTCCTGACTCTATTTTAACTGGTTCATCTGATAATAAAAATCCTGGAATCTCAATGTTTAGGTCATGTTGATCTGTGTCCACAATCGCAGGCAATATCTGATATCTCTGTTCGAAATGATAGAATGGCTGCTGTATGATACAACTGTAACCCGGCGGTGTTTTGATTATCCAAGGTTGAGCTACTTTAAAGTAATGCTTCTTTTCTCCAGCAATTGATACCGGCATCTGTTCGTGATGATGACTACTAATATGTGGTCTGTGTGGACAAATTGCTTGAAACTCTTGGTATTTGGTTTTAGATTCTGGTACCAAAGTCAGTTCATAAGTATTAAAAATAATATAGCCAGCCAACAGCATATCCTGGGCAGGCATACAGTTTTTAATTGTAGGAGCATCTACACCTTCAAAAGGATTCTTTTTCCAAGTAGGTAAATCACGATACCATTCCGGAACGACCTTGTTGGCCGGTTTAGGAGAGAAAAACTCAACTACGGCTGCGTCATCACAAAAAAATTCTATCTGCATCTTTTAGTTATCTGAGTCCTTGATTACACCAAATAATTTATTGCGATCTTCTTTATATTTGATATAATTATCACGTAGGACATCCCAGATAAACCATTTAATCATAAAGCACAGAGTAACTGTCAGACCTGTAGTCCAAATGACTATTCCTGCGATTCCTGGAACGGCAACGCTGATTATCTGCAAGATAACGGCTGCAAAAAAGATCTTCTGCCAGGTTTCCCACTTGTCCCATTGCCAGCGTAAAAATTTTACGATTTCCATATTAAATTTTCTCTCCTATTTTAAATCCACGGAATCGCATGAATCTGGGGAATCTTAGACTGTAAGTACCATCTTGATTCTGCGTCACAGCATCTGCACGTACCTCTACAACTTGTCCGATGAGACTTTCTTGCGCAGCCCAATATTCTTTACGATCACTGTCTGTAAAGCCTGAACCCACATTGACCTGTATTCGTTTACCATCATCCATTCCTTCACAGATCACTGCACCTAACCTGCCTTCATTACGGCCGGTGCCTTCTTCTACTGCTGTGATCTCAAGGCTGACTTCAATAAAGGGTTTTTGTTTTAACCAATCAGTACTACGTTTACCTACCCACTTGCCGTCTACAGATTTAATCATAATTCCTTCGAAGCCTTCTGCAACCATCTGTTTGTTGTAGTCACGAAACTCGATTTCATCAGTAAACACATCTAAATTAAATTCACGCTGTGGAATAATTTCAATACAGCCTGAATCTGCGAATATCTTTGAAAAGTTCTCACGCAAGAAAGCACTACGTCGTCTTTGTCCCATGACGCTTTCGCCTTTCTTAAATTCTACCAGAGGAATCACATCAAACAACATTAGTTTAGCATCCTGTGCCTGTGCGTTTTCTTTGCGATGTACTTCTTTCATTAGGGCCTGAAAAGAACTAGATACTACTTCTCCATCAAATACATAACTTCTGCCCCAATTGTCCATGTTATCTTCAAAGGCTTTGACGATATGCGGAAAGTTATGTAATTCTTTACCATTGCGAGTATACATCACAACTGTACGGCTTTCAAAGTCTACCACAGTAATCGCACGGACACCATCCAGCTTAGGTTCAACCAGCTTCTTGCCGGCAATCTTTGCTTCGTGATTGGCTCCATCATGTGCCAACATAACCTCGAATACTGGAACGGCATATTGAGGCTTTTTGGATTTCTTGGCCACGGTGTTCACAGACTTTTCACCAAATCCTGCCCGCATGTCTTTGATAAGGATCCTACGATACCAATCATTCCACTGCGACTTAGTGGCCACATCCATGGCCAGTTTAACTGCATCACGTGCGGCATGTCCTGTGAGCTCTCTGCGATACAGAGCTTCTGCAAGTTCAACAAAGTTACTCCAACTCAATCCTTGCCCATCTTGTTCACTGACAGGAACCTGCTTGATGCCAAAAGTGTAAAGTTTATCCAAACCCATTTTGAGTCCTTCAAAAAACTCATCAAGCCCTTCGGTCATTGCTTCTGCTAGGATCTGTTCTTTGGCAAGACGACTGTTGTCTGCTTCTAATCTTTGAATAACTGTCTGTGGTTGTGTTCTCATACAATAGCATCCTTTCTTGTCTTGCGTCGATTATTATATACCTGATAACTATGATGCTCACGTACCCAATCGGCAAAGTTCTGCGGATCACGAGTGAACCAGGCTTTGATCTCTTTTGGTCCTACTAGTTCGGAACTGGTAAACACATAGATCTCATAGTGCCTATGGGCATTCATCTGTGCTCTTAGTATAAGATGCGTCAGCGGAAAACTAAACGGCTTTTCAACTTTCTTATTCTGTTTAATAGTATCAAACAGATGTTGTCTAGCCCAATTTGCAGGATGATGCTCAGTGATCTCCTGGAAAAACTCCACACCTTCACAGTCCCAACTCACAATATAATAACGAGTACCAGCCTCCATAGGAATGGCTTCGTATTGGCTTTCCGGCATTTTTGGCTCCTAAATTTTTACTATACTACTAGTATAACATCAATTGATCAAATCGTCAACTTATCGAGTAATTAGTAAACCAAATTTTCAAATTTAGACAGATCATACTTACTAAGATCTGTAATGAATGGTGTGCCCAATGTTACATCCAAAAAGAACAGTTCGTGGAATCGTTTAGTTCTTGTTATTTGACCTTCGACCACTCCGCCATCGTGTTGCGAACTCAAAGGAATTTTTCCAGGCTCGGTATTTTTTGAGCCGGCAGTGTTGCTTACTAAATGATAGGGAACCCAATAATGAACTGCGCCGTTGGCAAAGACAGTGGTGAATAGCCCATAATGGGCATTCTTTGGATGAACTTGTAAAAATGCACCACCACCTAATATGTCCCAACCATTACTGCTTTTTTCATTCTGTTTAACAGTTCTTGCTCGATTACCAAGTTCGAGGTTGTATCCCCGAACATCAATATCGTCTTTATGGTCACCATCTTGATTTACACCATATTTGATTTCAACTCTGATACCTTTTAATTTCTGAGATGAGCAGATATTTAAATCCAATGTAGCATCATGCCACTTATCTTGCCTTTCATTCAAACTTACACAGGCTGACTGATACATCTTTTCCCAAAGATCACCTTTGCGTTTTGAAGGCATGTCAGCGAAAACAGGCCAATACATATTCTCTGGATGGTTGTAAGTTTTTGTCCAACGAATTTTATCTATATGTAATTGAAGATCACGATATTCCTTTTCGCTGATCTTAGATATAGTTTCTTCGTTTAGCTGTGATAAATCCATTTAAGGCCTTTCAAATATAGTAGTAAAATTATACTCTCTATATTGATTTTTGTCAAGTGTTTGCCAAATAGTTCTGCCAACTAATATGTGCTAAATGATAACCTTTACGTTTACGCTTTTCGGCTAGATCCCAAAAATGAGGTTTGTAAGGTGTCTGTTTTGGTTTGAATTTACCAATGTGAGCAGCCTTGCGATAGTTACAGGGCTTGCAGGCCGTGGTAGAGTTTTCCCAAGTAGTTTTGCCTCCCTTTGAAACAGGTATTACATGATCCAATGTAGCTGAAGTATCTGATACATCATCACCGCAATATTGGCACAAGTACTCATCTCTCAAGAATACGTTGCGTTTACTCAGTCGCATATTATGTTTAGGCTTTTGATATTCTTTAAGCATAAGAACAGCAGGTACACGAGTGCTCCACCGTTCAGATCTCACGATCCAGTCGTCGTGCCATTCTAGGACTTCAGCCTTGTCCAATACCATATAACGTATGGCCTCCTGCCAATCTACAGTTGACAAAGGCAAAAGACTAATTGGTTGCATATCTGCGTTTAATAAAAGAGTAGTCATAGTCCTAAAATGGTTTTGCTTATTTAACACAACGATGTTACACTCAGTTTACGATAAATGCAATCGTTTTTTTGATAAAATATACTAACCTGGAGAAATACTCAATGACCCTTGTACCGATGGTAGTCGAATCTACATCAAAAGGTGAACGTGCTTTTGACATCTATAGTCGACTACTCAAAGAACGTATCATTATGTTAAACGGTCCTGTAGAAGACCACATGGCTAATCTCATAGTAGCACAACTATTATTTTTAGAAAGTGAAAATCCCGATAAACAAATCAATCTCTTTATCAATAGCCCAGGCGGAGTGATCACGGCCGGTATGAGCATATATGATGTCATGCAGTTTGTAAAATGTGATATAGCCACTTATGTTATGGGGCAAGCCTGTTCGATGGGTAGCTTCCTAGCACAGGCAGGTACTGCTGGTAAAAGATATATGTTGCCCTATGCTCGTCATATGATACATCAGCCATCAGGCGGCACTAGAGGTATGCAGAGTGATATCGAAATACAGTACAAAGAAATTACTAAGATGAAAAAGATACTCACAGAACTCTATGTCAAGCACAATACCAAAGGCAAGACCTATGAAGATTTCGAGCGTGATATGGATCGTGACACTTTCATGTCAGCACAAGAAGCTCTAGACTACGGGCTAGTTGATCAAATCATCGAGAAGCGGCCATGACGCAGTTACAGGGCAAAATAGACAAGGGCTGGGGCTACGAAATTATTTGGGCTACCAACGACAAATATGCAGGTAAGATCTTGGTCTTTGAACGAGAAGGAGCCAAGTTCAGCATGCATTTTCACAAAGAAAAAGATGAAACTTGGTTTGTCAACGCAGGTCAGTTCAAATTGGTCTACTGCGATACTAAAACAGCTACCTACGTAGAAAAAGTCTTGAACGAAGGTGATGTATGGCACAATCCTCCGATGATGCCTCATCAACTGATTGCGATGAAACCAAACTCTATGATCTTTGAAGTCAGTACCGCAGACAGTGTGGAAGACAATTACAGAATTATACCCGGAGACAGCCAGAATGTCACAGACATCTCAGCAACCCCAACCTAAGATCACGTGGACTGGTGGAGAATTCCGCACCAAATGCGTAGTAGGTCTAGATCGAGACGGAGTAATCAATCGAGACTTGGGAACATACTGTTTCAAGGCAGAAGACTTTGATCCCATAGAAGGAAGCCTCGATGCCGTTGCGGCTCTTAGGAGAAAAGGCTACAAGATTGTCATCATCACTGATCAAGGGGGAATCGAGAAAGGTCTTTATTCTCAGCAGGATGTAGACACACTCCACGAACATATGTTAAAATTATTTGGAGAAGCAGGCTGTTTCAGTATCGATGCTATCTACTATAGTGCCAGCAGTCGTAAGGAAGATCCTTTTGCCAAACCCAATACCGGCATGTTCAAACGCTGTGAAAAAGAGTTTCGAGATATCAGATTCAAAGAAGGCTACTATGTAGGAGATAAAATCAAAGATCTCAAGGCTGCTACAAACGTTGGCGCTAAACCTGTGCTGGTGAGAACCGGATATGGTCTCGATACCGAAAAAGAATTAAATCGGTACGCTCACCGTGATCTCAAACGCAAGACCTTGGTGTTCGATACTCTAGCAGATTTTGTTGAAAGCCTCCCATGAAAAAAGTCATAGTAAATGGAACTTTTGATATCCTACACCTTGGACACCTCAGACTATTGGAATATGCAAGAAGCATACCCCAGTCTTATGTGTATGTTCTTATAGACAGTGATCGAAGAGTCCGAGAACTCAAAGGTCAAGACCGACCTGTACACAACGAATACGAAAGGGCCAGCTTCTTGTTTGCTCTCAAAGCAGTAGATCGAGTAGATGTGTTTGATACAGACAGTGAACTTGTAGATTATATCAAGAACTTTGAACCAGATGTAATGGTCAAAGGCAGCGATTATCGAGACAAGCCTATAATCGGTGCAGAATATTGTAAAGAAATTAGATTTTATGACAGACTCGAACGCTATTCAACTACAAACAAAATACAAGATATTATTGATCGGCGATAACTGCGAAGACGTTTACCAATACGGAACAGTTGATCGCATCTCACCCGAAGCTCCAGTACCAGTGTTTAAATTCAGCCACGAAGAAAAGCGATCGGGTATGGCCGGCAATGTCGCCCGTAATTTAGAAGCATTGGGCTGCGAAGTAAATTATCTTCATGGTAAAACATCCACTAAGACAAGATTAGTGGATAGGCGCAGCCGACAACATATCGTTAGGATAGATAACGATGTGATCTCTGATCCGCTGATCATAGAAAGTGAAATTCCAAATATATATGATGCTATCGTAGTCAGCGACTACGACAAAGGCACAGTCAGCTACGAGCTTATAGAAGAACTGATTGCTACTAGCCTTCCTGTGTTCATCGATACGAAGAAAACTGATCTTGAACGTATGCAAGGTGCTTGGGTCAAGATCAACGAATTAGAGTATTCTAAGATCAAATCAGAATGCACGGGACTGATAGTAACTCGTGGAGCCAACGGTGCAACTGCGGCCCATTACGATTTAACATTGCCCGCCCCTCAAGTCGAAGTGGCAGATGTCACAGGCGCCGGTGATACATTTTTAGCAGCACTAACTGTAGAATGGCTAGCCCATCGCAACCTGTCATTGGCCATGCAGTATGCAATACGTGCCGCTAGCATTACTGTACAACATTTTGGAGTTTATGCTCCTAGTCTAGAGGAAATAAAATGATTGCATTGACAGGTACAGGTGGATTTATAGGTAGTGTTATCCTGGGATATCTCAACAAGCAGGGAATCACTGATGTCTACTGTTTTGATGATCTTCCCGCAGAAGATCAATATAAAAATCTCTTAGGCAAACAGTATCTAGGCCTACATTCGACCAAAGAAATTATAACAGATATTAGAGATTTTAATGCCGTTATACATTTCGGAGCCAATAGTTCTACACTGGAAAAAAATTGGTCAAGTATCTACGAAACCAATGTATTGAGCACTCGACGATGGCACGACCTTTGCAGAAAAAATAATACCAAATTTATCTTTGCCAGTTCAGCCGCAGTCTACGGTAATGGACAAGGTCCCCTAAATCACTATGCTTTCAGTAAGTCGGTGAGTGAGCAGGAAATAACCAATGGTATCATCCTAAGGTTGTTCAATGTATATGGTCCTAACGAATATCACAAAGGTCGTATGGCTTCGACTGTTTATCATTGGTACAATCAACTATGTGATACAGATCAAATAAAGATATTTGAAAACAGCAGATATTATCGTAGAGATTTCGTCTGGGTGGAAGATGTTGCCCGCACAGTCTATCATTTCCTAAATAATTATAAAGAAGGGATTTATGATCTCGGTACAGGCATCAGTGTAGATTTTGAATCTATAGCAAACATAGTGATAGAAGAATATGGTCAAGGAAACAAAGAATACATTCCTATGCCCGACGATCTTAAATCACAGTATCAAGTAGATACCAAGGCTGATACCGACTATCTTAGAGAAGCGGGAGTAGCTGTAGACGATTTTCTAGAGCCTTGGGAAGGTATCAAAGAATACTTCAAATATTTAAAACACAAAGATCGATATTAAAGACAGATCTTTAGAGCGGAAATCAAATCCTCAATCATTCCATCGTCATGGTAAGGTGTAGGAGCGAATCGTAGTCGTTCGGTGCCTACTGCAACCGTTGGAAAATTTATCGGCTGTACATAAATGTTATGATCGTTTAAAAGATTGTCACTGATAACTTTGCACTTTTTGGCTTCGCCTATAAGAACAGGAACGATGTGTGTGGTTGAACACTCCATAACTGGAATACCATTGGCATTTAATCTATGTTTGAGTTTACGAGCACGTTCTTGATGTTTGTCTCTAAGTTCATTATGATCTTTGAGATATTTTACAGCAGCCAAAGCACCAGCACAGCTGACCGGACTCATTGATGTAGTGAATATAAACCCTGCAGCCACTGAACGGATAGCATCAACAACATCCGCATCGGCAGCTATGTAACCACCTTGTACTCCATAGGCCTTGCCTAGTGTTCCATTGACTATGTCAATGCGATGTTCGAGCCCCAGTTCTTCAACCTTGCCGCCACCGTGCGTTCCATAGAGACCTACTGCGTGTACTTCGTCGATATAGGTAATAGCTTCATACTTGTCTGCTAGATCACAGATACCTCGGATATCGCCAACATCGCCATCCATGCTATAGACTGATTCAAATACTATACAGGGTGTTTGTCCTGCTAGTTTTACTGCGCAAAGTATGTCTTCGAGATGATTGAGATCGTTGTGACGGAACACAGTCTTAGCAGCTCGGCTATGACTGATGCCCACGATAAGGCTGTTGTGATTATTAGCATCAGAGACAAAATGTATGTTAGGAATGATTTTTGATAGAGCAATAAGAGTCCACTCGTTGGCCACATATGCTGAGCTGAATAATAGTGCTCGGCTCTTGTTGTGTAACATAGCCAGTTCATGTTCTAAGGCCACGTGATAATGGCTAGTACCACCGATATTGCGAGTACCACCCGAACCTGATCCTGTTTGATCTAGGGCAGTGTGCATGGCATCTAAAACCACTTTGTGCTGCCCCATGCCTAGATAATCGTTTGAGCACCAGTTTACTATGGTTTTAATGTTGTAAGGACCATACCAGATAGCTCTAGGAAAATCACCGCGCTCGCGAATTATATCGTTGAAAACTCGATATTTGCCGTTGGATTTGAGATCTAGTATAAGTTTCTTGAAGGGTTCTTTGTTTATCATAACAGTATTTAACACGATAAATACTCTATAGGGACAACATAAATGGCCGCAAACGGAATATCAACACTAGGAACTAAAGCACTTAAACAAGTGGCTAAACTAGATTTGGCTCAAACTAAACGTCAAGGCACAACTCAAGGCAGTGCATTAGTATTTTCAGGTTCAGCACAACTGAGTCTAAGTGATGCTGCAAATTTAAAACTAGGCGACAGCACAGCATTTACCATTGAATTTTGGATATACACAACTGCATACCCAGTTGGTTTTAATGCCGTCATTTTACAGAAAGGCGGACTGAAGAATGTCAACTATGCCACTTATCAGTGTACACTATCAACAGATAGTAAGATTTTGTTTGACACAGGAACTGGTGCTGGTGGTTCAAACACCGGCGGCAAGAGTGTAGCAAGTTCTACCAACTTACCACTGAGCACATGGACACACATTGCTGTAGTTTGGGACGGCACAAACATAAAATTATATCAAGGCGGAGTTCAGGTAGGAACCACAGCAGCAAATCCTTTAGAGATGGGCAACAACAGCTCAGGATTAACCATTGGAAATATAACCGGTGGCTCTGATTATTTTACCGGCAGTCTAAGTAATATTCGTATTGCAAAGAACGTGGCAGTTTACACTGGAGCATTTACTGTGCCTGCTATTCCTTTAGCATCAACACAAAGCAGTGGAACAAACATTACTGCAATCACAGGCACATCGACTGGATTATTATTAAATGCCACCAGTTCAGCAACGTATCTTACAGATTCAAGTTCTTATGCAGCCACAGTTTCAAATTCAAGTGTCACATGGAGTGCAAGTGGACCATCTGTAATAAACAACAGTGTGCCGTTTTATCGTGCTCGCAACGTGTACGACCTAGATCGATTGCCCACTCAATACAGTGGTAACACTGTAGTTGACAATGCCAACGTTGGCGGATTAGTTGCTGGTCGTCCTTGGACAACATAATCAAACCATGTACAGAAAATATATCAACATAGTAGAAGCAGCCAACAAGGGCTGTCCCATTGCTACCTACGACATAGATGTCAACTTAAAGAATCGTCAGGCAGCCATAGACGAGTATCACTACGGCCCTGCTAATCCTGATGAGCCAGAATCATATTGGAAAGACGCTGCCAAGCAGTGGAACATCAGTGAAAAGACTGCCAAGACAATGAAATGCGGTAACTGTGCAGCTTTTGATGTAAGTGATAAAATGTGGCAATGTATGGAGGATGGTATCAAAGGCGACAGCAAAGAGGTTGATGCTATGGCAACCATACACCGAGCAGATTTGGGATACTGTAATTTCTTACATTTTAAATGCGCTGGCACACGTAGTTGTACAGCGTGGGTTACCGGTGGCGCCGTAGACGACAAGGATAGAACACAATGAAAATACAAGATGTAGTTTCTGAAGGCAAGTTTAGATCTAGAGACATCGAGGATTATAAACCCGATAATGAAAAACTCAACGATCTAAAAAGCAAATATTTGCCAGACTGGGAAATGTTAGATCATAAAACTCTACAGGCCAAATATGTAGCCAAAGATCATCGTCACGCTTTAGAATTTGTAGGATTCATAAATCGTCTCAGTGAAAAAATGGATCACTTTGCCGAAGTCACTCAAGATGTCTCAGAAGTCACAGTAAAGACTACTACATTTGATGTCAAAGGTTTAACCGTGTTAGATTTCAAGCTAGCAATGAAAGTTGATCGTTATGCTGAAAAGAATGACATAGAACAAGTGCGTATGCAGGGAAATTTTGGTATGCACGAAGGGTGGAGCGAAAAATATAAACGTTCAATCAATTGCTCTAATCCAAGAGGATTTAGTCAGAGAGCGCATTGCCAAGGACGTAAGAAAAAATAGGAGTAGCAAATGGAAAGAGAAGAATTATTAAAGTTCGCGAACATCGCAGCCACTACCTACGAGGACCCCAAAACATCTCGTAAGAAGTTTAAGGATCAAGGCTACGACATCGTAGAGTTTTTTAACATCAAAGGAGCACAGGCATATCTGCTCAAAGATCAAAACAACGAGCATGTACTGAGTTTCCGTGGTACTGAAGTCACAGAACCATCAGATGTGTTGGCCGATCTAAAAGCTGGCAAGAACACTGAGACCGCCCAAGGCGGTAAAGTACACGTGGGATTCAAAGGCGAATTAGACAAACTGTGGCCCAACATAGAACGAGCTGTGGCTAATATTGAAACAGTCTACGTGACCGGTCACAGTCTTGGTGCTGCTATGGCCACAATCGCTGCCAGCAGGTTACAGAAAAAAGCTCAGGCCCTTATCACGTTTGGTTCTCCGCGTGTAGGCAATAAACAATTTGTCAATGGTCTGAATGTTCCGCATATGCGAGTACAAAACAACTGCGATGATGTTACAAAGGTTCCTCCATATCTCATGGAGTTTAGACATCACGGCACACACAGATATATGAATTATTATGGGCAGTTTCGATCGCTGACAACATGGCAGCGTATCAAGGATATGATTCGCAGTCGAGTAAAAGGTCGTGTGCGTGGTAAACGCTTTCTTGGCATCAAAGATCATTTGATGAACAATTATATTGAAAAATTAAAAAAAGGGGAATAACATGGGATGGAATCCGTTTAAGAAAAGCAGTTGGACACAGGTCGGTAATGCCATCGTAGACACTGGCAAGAAAGCTGGTGATGCTATAGTAGACACTGGCAAGAAAGCTGGAGATGCTATAGTAGATGCTGGTAACACCGTGGCCAAAGGAGCCACCGACGCTTACAATGCTACAAAAAACTTTGCAGAAAGCCTAGTCAATGACACAGCCAAAGCAGTTCAACATACTACCGCTGTCTGTGCTAAGAATGCCGACGAATATGCCAAGCAGGGGTTCAACGTCACATCCGATGCCTGGGCGCAAGGTACTGGAGAAGTAATCAAATATACCCGAGAGGGTGTTGTGTACGTAGAGTTCGCCGCCAACGAAGCCTACAAATGGGCCGACGCTAACGCCTGCTATATTGGTTTGAACACGGCACTGACCACAGGTTGTGTGATGTATTTTACGCCAAAGCCAAGTGCTGCAGACACAGGCACAGTGACTTCAACTGCAATCAGTTCAACCTATTTAGGCTACATGGCGGTACAGGGTTCTAATATAGCTATGGCCACGGCGGTGGGAGAAATCATCACTAAATCATTCTTGTTGATACCCGGAGTCAAGGGCAACGTCGATGAAAAGATGTTGAACAGGGTCATAGTCAACGCTATCGCTACCTGTAATCCTGCCATGCTAACAGTGAGCCTGGCAACACCAGCGGGCGTAGGAATCTTTATTGGTTCGGTGATTTCGCCTATCGTAGCTCAGCTAGTCTGCGATAAGACAGCACCAAAAGGTTTAACCAAAGCAGTATCATAAGTATGACACCTAAAGACAAGGTGGTTATGATGTTGGCCGGTGGAGTAGTCGGCATCTTGGCTTTTTTAGTCATAGCCGATTTTTCCGTGGCCATCATAGAAAAACGTCCTCCTGATTCCGGTGTCATAGGACTGTTGAAGATGGCCATCACTGGTGTGGTAGGTATCATAGCCGGATACGTAGCAGGAAAGAGTGAAAGCAAAGACAGGAGCGAATAATGGAAAATATCATAGACAACAACGATTACTATTTTAGACTGAAAGGCGATTGTAAATTCTGCGGGCATCTCGCACACTGTGGTCATAGCTGTGTGGACGATACCTGTGATCATTGTCCAGAGTGCGGTTGCCTATCCTGTAAGGCACAGTCAGAGCAGTAACATGTTCCGCAGGCATGACATTACACTGATGTCAAATCCTGTTTGTCAAAATGCTGTAGAAGAAATATCAGCTGCCGATTTTCAATACTACGACAAAGACGGATTTGAACTCAATATAGCAGAACAGAAGTTTTATGCTGCTATGAATTTTCCCATCAACTGTCCTATACTGAATCACTGCTGTTGGCAAGAACCTTGGTTCGAATTAGAAACAGCAGTTGATAATCTAATATTAGATCATAGCATATTCTTGTGCCGCGCATCGTATAACGGTGCGGCAATGACTCAGTTAGAAGAACTAAAGAAAACACAGCCTTTAGCAGATTATCTACTGAGAACTCGAACTAAATGGGGCTATGATTTTGCCCTAGATGCTGTCAAAGATGGAGTAACCTTCGAAGTCCTGCATGTAGAATACGATAATACAACATTCAATCAATTCCGAGACAGGATGATACAATTCGATTGGCAGATACGCCACACTGACTGGCAGGATGCTGCTGATCGTGTATGGCAACACAAAGATCAGTGGCAACATCTTGTAGGATTCGATCAAAACCATTGGAAAGCGGAGTATCTGTTAGGGTGGCGAAAAGCCGAATATACTGAAAAGACAGTATAAATATAGTATCTTATTTGGGAACTGATATGAAATTCTACATTTTTTTAGCCCTTGCTGCCGCCATAGCTCTTCCAGCCTACGCACAGAAACAGCCTAAGGGTGTTACTTATGACGCACAAATTCTTAGAGTAAGCGATGGAGATACTATCGTTATTTCTGCGCCCTTTCTACCAGCACCGTTAAAACCAGAACTAGCAGTTAGAATCTATGGTGTCGACACACCGGAAAAGGGTCATCGTGCGCAGTGCCCTCAGGAAGATCAACGGGCACAATTAGCCAGCAAATTTACCACACAGTTGATCTCACAGGGCGGAAAGATACAGGTCACTCTGTATGCCTGGGACAAGTTTGGCGGTCGTGTACTAGGTGATATCACAGTCAACGGACAGAGCGTTCGAGCTGGTTTGATCCAGAATGGGTTGGCCCGTGAATACTACGGTGATGCCAAGCAGTCATGGTGTAACTAAATGCAGACTAAGAGCTATCAGGTTTTCGCACAGTTATTAGAAGGCTATGTTGACGAAGCGTCAACATCGCTGGATCTAATCACCGGACAGACCGGCGGCAAAGAAGTCATATTGAAATTACACAAAGAAATGCAGTTGGCACACGACCAGGATTATAGACAGGTAGATAAAATATCTTGGAGCGATCTTAAAGGTTCTTACAAAGGTGCTTGGGTCGTTATCAAAGGCAGCAAAGGAGTAGGGGCCATCAAGGCCAAAGATGATCGCTACGAAGCTGTGGCCAGCAGTGGCGGTGAAACTAGATCAGTCAAAGACGGCCGTGGCGGAAATATCATTGATTTTCTCAAAGGTGAAATTGGTAAGCTGCAGAGTTTTTATGTAGGAAAAAATACTTCTGCAGTCGCAGACAAACAGCGTAAACGTCGTGATTCTCAAGCAGGGTCAGATGGTTCTGAGGTTTCTGTAGAAACATTGACTAAAAAGTTTAAACCTCTCTGGGTCCGTGCCCTTACTGCCGCAGTAGCAGATATCAAAGGCCACATTGCCAATCAGATCAAGAACGATGCTTTTGAAAAAGCAGAACGCAAACTAGGTCAAGTTAAAACTCTACAGAATGCTTTAGATAGCCTAGAATCTGGATCAGACGAAACTCCATCTTCTGTTAAATTGGCTATCAACTCAGCGGTATTGATGGCAGCCAGTCACCACTATCCTGAAAAGACTGGATCAATCACGAGACGCTATGGTAGCGGCTATAACGCACAGTTCGCAGAAGGTCCTCAACAGTTGTTGAAAGATATATCTGCCGGTGATCAACAGAAACTAGGCACAGTTCTTGGATTCTTTAAAAGGACACTGATATCAGGATGAAACTAGGTCAAATCATAGTAGAGGCTAATATCGCGGCCAAACTCAAAGATCCCAAGACTATCAAGATGCTGGGTATTGCCATGCGGCATGACGGCACACTGCCTAAAAACAAAGTAGCAGGACTAGGAACTAAACCCACTGATGATCAAATTATCAAATTGTGGAGTGAAATGCTAGATGATAGTCTTAGAAGTACAGACTACGGAGACTTATCTGCAGACGGTAAGTTTGACGATTGGTTGACACGTTTGTATATGAACGGCGTCGTTGACTACGAAGATATCAACGGTGAAGGCGGCGATGCTCTAGGAGCATGGAAAGCATTGAGCATTCGCGGAAAACTCAAAGAGCCAC